AAGATAAAACGTTAATTTGTACCGAGCTGTTCACCCCTGAGGAGTTAGCTCAAATATCACAATATACTAACATAATAGACATAAGTGTTGATGACACTTACAACGGTATTGCTAATTCTGTTAGATTAGGCAATATGATTTTATGTGCCTCAAATATTTCTGAACTTACTAGAGCAGATGAAAATTATGAAGCCGAAAAAGCTAAAATTAACACATTAGAAAAAATATGCTTTAATGAGGGATTAGAGCCAGTTTTTTTCAACATTTCAGAATTTATGAAATCAGGAGCTATGTTAAGCTGTATGATGATGCACTTGAATTATGTTGACCAAACTAAATCTCTTCTTTAATGGCTCAACATTTAGAAGATTGGTTAGAGGGAGAAGTTGCAGAACTCTCTAAATTAGAAGTAGGTGAATTATCCAATACTTTTTTCTTTAGAGACCCAATGCGTCCTAACTATGTAGATCATAAACACTTTTATGCTCCCGCAGATGGTACTATTTTATATCAAAAATATGTAAAAGATGCTACCGACCCTATAGTAGAAATTAAAGGTATAGATTATACATTACAAGATGTTTTAGGTAATAAACAGTATAATCAACCTTCTCTTGTAATTGGTATATTTATGTCATTTTATGATGTTCATGTAAATAGAATACCCTACCCAGGTATATTACAGTATAAAGGATTGGATCCAATTGAATCTACTAACAAACCTATGCTTGCTGTAGAAAAAGACATTCTTAATGCTGCTATTAATCCTAATAATATGGATTATCTTAAGTATAATGAAAGGATGTTAAATAAAATATACTCACCTCAATTAGATTATACTTACTATTTAGTACAGATTGCTGATGAAGATGTAAATGTAATTGCTCCTTTTATAAACGACCAAAACGCACCTGTTTCTCAAAACGAACGCTTTTCACTGATAAGATGGGGTTCACAAGTTGATTTAGTTCTTCCATTAGATGAAAGATACGATTTTGACCTTGTCTTAGATGATGAAATGCATATAAATGCTGGATTAGACAAATTAGTTAAAATTAATTTTAGAAATGACCCATTTCAACAATACCCCAAAAGCTGAAGACATCTTCAGAGAAAAAAAAGTAGTGAAAAACCCTATAAAATTTAAAATTCCACTTAATGAAGAACAAAAAGAAGCTAAACAGCTAATTTTAGATAACACTATAACATTATTAGCAGGTCAAGCAGGATCAGGAAAAACCTTATTAGCGTGTCAAGTAGCACTAGATGGGCTACTTAGAAGAGTCTATACTAAAATTATTATTACTCGACCTACAGTAAGTAAAGAAGAAATAGGATTCTTACCAGGGGATTTAAGGGAAAAAATGGATCCTTGGGTCCAACCTATTTATCAAAACTTATATATGTTGTACGATAAAGCTAAAGTTGAAAAACTTATAGCGGATGGTAAAATAGAAATTGTTCCTGTATCATTTATGAGAGGTAGAACATTTTTAGATTCATGTGTTATCGTAGATGAAGCACAAAATGTAACCCACGATCAAATGGAAATGATTACTACTCGTTTAGGTTTACGATCTAAAATGATGGTATGTGGTGATGACTACCAAATTGATTTAAAAAAGAAAGCAGACTCAGGTTTTAAATATTTATATAAGGCATCCTATAAAGTTAAAAATCTTGAAGCAATTACACTTACATCTAACCACCGTAATGAAATTGTCGAAGATTTAAGAGACTATTATGTGGATAATCCCATTTATTAATATTTATATAAAAAACCATGGCTGCTGGAAAATATTCATTTAATGTTGAGCAAGGATCTACTGTTAAGTTTGATGTAGCTTATAAAGATTCCAATAATAATCCTATAGATTTAACGGGATATCAAGGAAGAATGCAAATTAAAGATACTGCTGGGGGTAGTGTAACATATCTTACCTTATCTAGTAGTTTAGGACCTTGTGGCTCAGGACTAAATTTTAGTGGATCTACAGGATTACTTCCCCCAACCTCAGGAACTATAGGAGTAGTTATTTCATCTGCAACTTCATCTCTTTTAAGTTTCGATCAGGCCTCATATGATTTAGAAATAGCTAGTGGAAGCGGTGATTGTGCCGTAGTAACTAGATTAATTGAAGGTAATGTTAAGTTAATAAAAGAAGTAACCATAGGAAATTATGTCTAATAAGGTCACAGTTTCTACTACAACCAATACGGTTACTATTACCCCACAACAAAATACTGGGGTAAGTATAGGAACTACTAATACCCCTATTACGGTTAATCAGGGATCTACTAGTGTAGTTCAGATCCAAGCACCAGGTGTTAAAGGAAATGCAGGACCAACAGGACCAATAGGTCCCCAAGGTCCGACTCAAGACACGGGTTCACTTTTAACAACTGCTTCATATTCTAATCCTAATTTAACACTAACTAAGGGTGATGGGAGCACTTTTAATGTAGGAATTTCTACTACAACTCCTACTCTTGCTGAAGTAACATCCCAAGGATCTTCTACTACAACTGCTATTACCGCTTCAATAATAAGTGCAAGTGGAGCCATAACATCTTCTAACCTATCGGGTAATAATACAGGAGACCAAGATTTATCTTCATTAGCTAGCATTACTCAGTTAAACGCATCTAGCTCTACGCTTCAAACAAATATAGATGCTAAAGTATCAAATGCTTCTACGGCATCATTTGCCATTACAGGAAGCAATGTTATCTTTGCTAACATAACAGCCTCAGGCAATATAAGTGCAAGTGGTGATATTAGTGCTAGTAGTCTTAGAATATCTAACCCAGAAACCTCTAGCCAATTTATACAAGTAGAATATAATCAAAGTGATGATTATCGTACTCGTTTAACGGTTGATGGTCCTAGAGTAGGAACTTGGGATGGTGGTGGGGAAATAATGCTTAAACGAAGTATAACTACCCCCGGAGACGCTGGCACCCTATTATTAAGTGGATTTGGTTCTACAGGTAATAACACTCCCCACATACAAGCAAATGGTGCAGAAATTGTATTCGCAAATGCACTACAACCTAATGGTAATAAATCATATGATTTAGGATCTACTAGTAGAAGATGGAATAATATTTACATTGATGATATAAATGCAAGTGGAAATATAACAGCTTCAAATAATATAAGCGCAAGTGGTAATTTATCTGGAAGTAGCTTATATATTGAAGGAACTACTAAAAATATCGTTAATAGCAATACTGGATTTAGAGTAAGTGGCTACACAGGTCTTAAATATTTAGAAAATACAGGAAATAATACACTACAATGGAGAACTAATGGAGACGCTATATTTGAAATACGTTCTCAAAATGGTTCTAATAATGACACGTATATACATTTTGAACATGCTACAACCCCAGGACCCCAAAATGTTTCAGTAGGGGTATGCCAAGACTCAGGTTCATTTATTATAGCTAGAGACGAAGGATTTGCTGAAAATAATGACTTTACTATTACAGGTTCAAATGGATTTATTGGAATCAATGACCCTAACCCTACAGAAAGACTAACGGTTAGTGGCAATATAAGTGCAAGTAGTAATTTATTAGGGGGAGGCCTTAATATTAATGGTTCTTCAAATTCTCATGTTGAAGTAGGAACATATAACGTTGGCTTTGATACACTCAACAACCCAGCTGTTGAAACCCAAATTACAGGCTCAGGACTTATTATTTCAGGAAATATGGCCGATCAAAATCACCATAATTTCTTAAAAATAGGTGATATAGAATTAGTAGATGTAAACACCCTTACAACACCAAACCAATTCCTGATCCATAATGCTAAATCATTCAAAATTTCTTCAGGAAGTGATGGAGGGGATATAACCACACAAAATAGGTTAATGGAGCACGATGGGGCTAACTTCATAATCTACTCAGGCAATGAAGCAAGAATTACAGTTAGTAACAACGACATTCTGCTTGATGCTTCAAATGGTGCTTCATTTAGAGCCCCAAACTCTACAACTGCTACTCATTTTAACAGTTTTTTCTCTGACCCTAATAGCACACCCGCAGCTGTAAGATCTATTGCTAAAGGTGATATGTTTCAGGTTATTGGAGGGGGTCATGTAACAGCATCAGCCGTAAGTTCAAGTGGTACTAGTTCATTTGCTCAAATATCCCTCCCTGATTTGCCTACATCTGACCCAGGGATAGCTGGAAGACTATTTACCACCCAAAGCACAGGAACTGGGGGTAATTTAGATGGTCAAAAGATACTTTTAGTATCAGCAGGATAATATCCTTTTTGATATTTATAAATAAAACAACATGGCAAATCCCTTAATATGGCCCGGCTCTAGTTCATTTTTTCCGGGGAATACACCTTTTGGGTTTTATGATAACGATACAGATTTTCAAACTGACGCCGATAAGGTATCCGTATTTTGTGCTCGTCGTTTAGGATATCCTCTTACTGATGTAGAATTACAAGACATTAATTTTTATACTGCATTCGAGGAAGCAGTAACTACTTATGGTAATGAAGTATTTGCATACCAAGCAAGTGAAAATTATTTAGACTTTGAAGGTTCAAAAACCGGATCCCAAGCTAATTATAAATTACAAAAACCTAATCTAGGAGCTATTATAAGATTAGCAGATGAGTATGGTTCTGAGGCTGGTGTAGGAGGAACAGTTGAATATAGAACAGGAAGTATTCAAATGACTGCAGGTAAGCAAGTTTACGACTTAACAGAATTTGCGGTTTCTCAAAGTACTGAAAAAAATAATATTGAAGTTAAAGAAATATTCTACCAATCAGACCCCGCAATTATAAGATACTTTGACCCTTATGCTGGTACTGGAACTGATGTACAAGGTCTATTAGATGTATTTGGATTTGGTAGTTACTCTCCTGGTATTAATTTTTTAATGATGCCTATTAATTATGATTTAGCTAAAATCCAGGCAATAGATTTTAATGATCAAATTAGAAAATCAAATTATAGCTTTGAATTGGTAAATAACAATATTAGAATCTTTCCTATTCCTCAAAGAAGTGAAAAGTTATATTTTAAATATATTTTAAAATCTGATAGAAATGATCCTTATGTTACGGGTAGTTTAGGAGTGGGTGTAGTAACAGACATTTCAACTGTACCTTACACAAATCCTACCTACTCTAATATTAATTCTATAGGAAGACAATGGGTGTTTGAATACACTTTAGCTTTAGCTAAAGAAATGTTAGGTTATGTAAGAGGAAAATACACAGTAGTCCCAATTCCGGGTGCTGATACTACCTTAAATCATGGAGACCTAATCTCTGCCGCTACTGCCGAAAAAAATGCTTTAGTAGAAAGGCTAAGAACTTATTTAGGAGAAACCTCTAGAACTAAGTTATTAGAAAAAAAGGCTCAAGAATCTGAGTATTTACAAAAAGATTTAGCAGCAGTACCTTATACTATATACATTGCATAATGGCATTATTTGGAGGAGTACGTGATACAAGCTTGATAAAGAAAATTAACCGAGAGTTAATGGGGAATATTATTACCCAACAATGTTCTTTCTACAAATATAGATTAGAAGAAACTACTATTAACATCTATGGTGAAGCAGCTGGGGGTAAATATTTTGAAGGTCCTACATTATTTAATGCCCTAATATCTCGCCAAGACCAAAGCTACCCAGAAAGTGATTTAGGTGTAGATTTCCAATGGGGGGTTGAATTTAGATTTTTAAGACAGGATTTAGTAGATGCTAACGTAGTAGCTGAAATAGGGGACATAATTTTATATCAAAATGGTTACTATGAAGTAACTAATACAAATTCAAACCAATATTTCTTTGGAAAAAATCCTGATTACCCCAACTCAGAAAACCCCCTAAACCCAGGATTAGAAAAATTTGGAGCTAATCTATCAGTTATTTGCTCTACAATATACGTGCCAGGTGACCAGTTAGGAATTACTAAAGAAAGATTATAATGGCAACAAAAGGAAGAATACCAATCCCTAAATCTCAAAAAGAGATAAGTAACAATTTAATTGAGCCTTATGATAAATTAGGTAGGGGGAATCCTAATGCTAGTGGTGATTTAAATAGAGGAGAACAAACTTCTTTTAAGGATGACACTACAAAACCCTTTAGTTTAGGTATTAAAGACATAGATGAAGCAATTGCCTACTATTTTGCAAATGTAATTAAACCTTCTGTATTTCAAAATGGCCAACGAATTGCTGTTCCTATTAAATATGGCGATCCCGAAAGATGGAAAGACGCCCAACGTGATGGATTTTTTAGAGATAGCAAAGGTAAAATTATGGCTCCTCTTATTGTTTTTAAAAGAAACAATATTAAAAATGAAAATATTACTAGTAAAATAGATGCTAATAATCCACATCAATTTCAATACTTTCAAAAATCCTATTCTCAAAGAAACGCATATAGTAAATTTAATATTTTAAATGGTACTCTTCCCCAAAGGGAATCATACGCTATAGTTGTACCGGATTATATTACTTTAACTTATAGTTGTATAGCATACACTTATTATGTAGAACAATTAAATAACATTATTGAAGCTATTAATTTTGCAGCTAATAGCTACTGGGGCGACCCCGAAAGATTTAAATTTAAAGCTCTTATTGACTCTTTTGCTACTATAAATGAAGTAAATACTGGTGAGTATAGAAATGTAAGAGCAACATTTGATTTAACTCTTAAGGGATATCTTATTCCTAATGTTATACAAAGAGACATGGTTGCTCCTAAAAAGGTATTAAGCCCTTCTAAAATTAATTTTGATGTTGAAGTTGTTAGTTCTGTCCCTCGAGTTCTACCACCTCTACCTCTCCCACCAGAAATAATTGATCCCTTATTAGCTAGACAATTATTAGGGGAGGATGGTAATACTCTTACTACTGAAGATGGCTTAGTTTTAACAACTGAATTACAATTTTAATATTTATATCTAAATAACCCCATGAGTACAGTAAAAATATCAGAATTAACCGCCGCTAGCTCAGGAGAAATTACGGGATCTTCTGATGTAATAATAATTAATGATGGTAGTACTACTAAAAAAATAACTGTTAATAATTTTATTACAGCTGCTGGTACTTCTATTAAGGGAAACTTAATCCCATCCTCATCGGATACTGAAACTACTTCTTCATTTGAATTAGGTTCAGCAACTTCAGCTTGGAAAGAACTTTACGTATCTACAGCTTCCATTAATTTCGTAGACTCCTCGGGTGCTATTACTAAATTTACTAAATCTGATGTAGTAAACCTTAAGGCAGGTAAAAGTCTCCGTACAAGTGATTCTAAACAAATTGTACACGAATCTGATGATTCTACATTTGTACAAATGAAATCTTCTGCCCCTGGTAGGGTTAGACACTTAGTTTCAAATGTCGCTTTATTTGATATGACAACAAGCTCTTTTCAAATTGGAGCCTCTATAGTTCCTATGGTTATACAAGGATCTGCTCTTTCTATAACAGGATCTACTTCAAATACAGGATCATTCGGTAATTCTGGATCATTCGATAATGAAGGCTCGAGTTCATTTACAGGATCATTTGAAATTTCGGGTTCCCAAACTTCTACAGGATCTATAACTCACCAGGGCTCTACTAATACTATACCCCCACCATTAAGTGCCCCTCTTCCTCCTATTACTGATACTTTATTATATGGATACTCATTTGATGGAACCTCAAGCCCAATTCCCCAAAGCATAAAAGTTAAAGTTAATGATATATCTCCTGTAATTTCATCTTCGCTTCTTACTTATAATCCTAATAGTGTTACTTTCCTTAATTTTAGCACATCATCCCAAACAGGATACAGTAATTTAACTCCAAACCCCTCTGCTAGCGTATTTTTTGAGGGAATAGCAACCTCAGCTTCAAATAACCAATTTGCTACCATAGCATGGACTCCTGAATTTGATGGGCTTTTAAATTCTAGTCTTCATACATACAATTATCAAGTTACAAATGTAATAAATAGTGGATCTTTTTATAAACTTAATGTTGACTTTATTAATAGTAGCTCAGGAGATATTTCTAGCCCAACCCCTCCTAATATAGTTGCTTTCACTTCAGAGTCTAACTCTAGATTTAAATTTACTATTCCCCTCCCAGAAGCAGATCAACCTACGGGGGGGTGGGCAGCCGGCGATTTATTGAATTTACTTTCAGCATTTGGTAGCACTAATATTCCCATAGGATCTATTGGTGATTTTAACTTTGATGGATCTGTAAACATGTCAGATTTATTGTTAGTGCTTGCTGGATTTGGTAATTCTAATGTTCTATGTAATGATGTAATGATTCCCCAAGGATCTAATCACCAATTTGTAGGACCTGTTATTGAGGTTTGTGATGGGAACTTTTACATTATAGCAGAAGGATCTTTCAGTGGAATAACTCCTTAATTTTTTTAACATTTATTAATAAATAAAAACATGAGTACCCTTAGAGTAAACAATCTTGAATCATATACACCAGGAAATCCCCTAAATGTAAATGATGAGTTACAAATGACAGGATCTACCGCATCTGGAGATAAATCAGTAGCATTTGGAAATCAAAACATAGCATCCAGTTCATACTCTACGGTTGTTGGAGGAGTTTATAATGAATGTAAAGGTATAGAGACCGTTGTAGTAGGAGGATCTTCTAATGAAGTAGCATTCCTTTCCCCCCAATCCGTTATTCTTGGAGGGTCATCAAATCAGATAATTTCAGGATCTAGCTCAACAATTATTGGAGGAAGGTTGAACAAAATACAATCTGGCTCTCAGTATAGTATTGCTGCAGGTGCGTCAAATAGAATAGAAGCAAACTACGGTTGGACCCATGGATATTTGAACAGAGTACGTGGCGAATACGGCTCAGCCCATGGTTTTACTTGTGAAATAAGTGAAAGTGCAACATACGGTTTTGCTTTAGGAGATCACATCCAACTGTCTCGTCCATATCAAGTAGGTATTGGAAAATATAACGAAATCGGGAACCAAAACCATGGCAGTGTATTTGTAATTGGAAATGGTGCTTTCCCAAATCGCCGCAACCTTGCTGACTTCCGTTCGGGATCAGTAGGATTTGTATTTGACACTGGATCTATACCAACTTCTGATCCAGGAGTAATAGGAGCCTTATATAGGACAGGATCTCTCCGTGATGAAATTAAAATTTCACTTGGATAATAAAAATAAATTTTTATAAAAGAAGCTCTTACCAAAGGTAAGGGCTTTTTTTTACCTCTTTTCCTATATTTATCAATAAATAAAAAATATGAGCACCCTTAAAGTAAATAATCTTGAATCATATACACCAGGAAACCCCCTAAATGTAAATGATGAGTTACAAATGACAGGATCTACCGCATCTGGAGATAAATCAGTAGCATTCGGGGTAGGTACTTCCGCAACAGGTAATAAATCTTTTTCTCACGGTGCACTTACAGTGGCAGCTGGTACTTATTCACATGCCGAAGGATATAATACAACTTCCTCAGGAGATTATTCCCATACTGAAGGAGTTTTCACTAAAGCTGCAGGTGTATCATCCCACGCTGAGGGTAGACAGACTCTTGCAGAAGGTGGATACTCACATGCCGAAGGTTATAATACTAAGGCACTAGGTGCAGAATCCCACGCTGAAGGATCTATAACGTCAGCCTCAGGTGATCAGTCACATGCTGAGGGGATAATGGCTATAGCAAAAGGTCAATACTCACATGCTGAAGGATTTGCATCACAAACTTTTGGGACTTGGGCTCATGCTGAAGGTTACAGTACTGAAGCATCTGGCTCTGCTTCTCACACTGAAGGTTACCGAACTGTAGCAAAGGGTGAGTATTCACATGCTGAAGGTAGAGATACTATAGCAGATGCCGATTACCAACATGTTCAAGGCCAATATAATCTATCAGGATCGGGAGCGATGGTGGTTATTGGTAATGGAACTGGAGTCTCCAATATTCAAAGAAAAAACTTAGTAGAATTCCATTCTAATAAATTTATGTTCGATACAGGTTCAATCCCAACCTCTTCAGCAGGTTTAACATTTGGCCAATTATATAGAACTGGTTCTAATTTTGATGAACTTAAGATTTATCTTTAATAAAATAAATTTTTATAAAAGAAGCTCTTACTCTAGGTAAGGGCTTTTTTTTACCTCTTTTTACATATTTATCAATAAAAATTATGGAACAAATTAAGTTATCACAAGAAGAGTTAACCACTCTTACACAGTTACAAGAAACCCAATCTAATATTATTAATAGTTTAGGTCAATTAGAATATAACATTCAATTGTTAGAGTTACAAAAAGAAAGTTTAACAGAACAAATTGAAGAATTAAAAAAAGCTGAAAATAAAGCTGGACAAGATTTAACAGAAAAATACGGTAATGGCTCGATAGATTTAAATTCTGGAGTTTTTACTAAAACTGATTAAATTTTGATAAAAAATTAAATATTTATAACAAAATATAAATAAGAACAACTCATGGCAAACAACAACATCGTCTCTCCCGGCATTTATATTAATGAAACAGACCAGTCATTTATCCCACAAGGGGTTATTGAAGCTGGAGCTGCTATTGTAGGCCCCACATCTAAAGGTCCTGTACAAGTCCCTACAGTAGTTACGTCGTATAACGATTACGTAGCAAAATTTGGTACTACAATTACAAGTGGAACCGTAGCACAAGGTCAAAGTCAATACTCTTTCTTTAACAGCACTGCTGCTTACACTTATTTTAACAACGGTGGTAGTACTCTTTTAGTTAGTAGGGCAGTAAATGGAACTTATACTTCTGCAACCGCTAGCGTTTCTGGTAGTGCGGCTTCAACCACTTCTTTTATTTTAAAAACAATCGCCCAAGGTAATGACCAAAATAGTTCTACTACTGCAGCCGATGCAAATGGTTTATTTCCCTCAGGTAGTAAAGAAAATATTAGATTTGAAATAAGAAATTCCTCTACTGCATCTGGTACATTTACACTTGTTATTAGAAGAGGAGACGATGATGACAATAATAAGATTGTTCTTGAACAGTATGATAACCTAACGTTAGACCCATTTGACACTAACTTTATTGGTAAAGCAATTGGTACCCAATTCCAAACTATTGCTAATACCGGAACTACATCAGCTCAAGTAGTACAAGATGGAGATTTCCCAAATATTAGTAAATATGTTTATGTTTCAGACATTAAAGAAACTCCAAATTACTTAGATAGTGCAGGAAATGTTAGAAATGATTTACCTCTAGTTAGCCCTACAGGAAGTATCCCTCATAATACATCAGCGGGAGCACTTTCAGAAGGATTTGGGGGAGCTACAGGTATAATTGCAGCAAATGCTCTCTTTGGTAAAGACATAGCCTCAGCTACTAACATACAGGGTATTCAAGCATTTGATTACACCCAGTCTTTCTACTTATTAAATGACCCACAATTTAATTACACTTCAATAGCTGCTCCTGGATTAAATTATAAAGACGATTCAGCAGAATTAAATATACTATTAACTAATACTGAAGCAAGAGCAGATGCTTTAGCAGTACTTGACTTAACTGATTATGGTGATGCAACAGTTGCAAACGCAGTTGCTGAAGCTAAAAATATTAATAATTCTTATGCAACAGCTTACTTCCCATGGTTATACTGCAGTGATCCACTCACTGGAAGGTTAAAGTGGGCGCCAGCATCAACGTTTATTCCTGGAGTATATGCGTTTAATGACAAGGTAGGTGAGCCTTGGTTCGCTCCGGCGGGTCTAAATAGAGGTGCATTACCAACGGTACTTAAAACATCTTTAAGCTTACCAAAAGCATCAAGAGACACATTATATGCTGATAAGGTTAATCCAATCACAGCATTCCCCAGATCAGGAGTTGTAGTATTTGGTCAGAAAACATTACAAACTAAAGCGTCAGCATTAGATCGTATCAATGTTAGAAGATTATTAATTACTGTTAAGCAATTCTTAGACCAGCAAGCAGGTAATATTGTTTTCGAACAAAACACAGTAGCTACTAGAAATAACTTCTTAGCAATTGTAAACCCATACCTCGAATCAGTACAACAAAGACAAGGTTTGTACGCATTTAAGGTAGTAATGGATGAAACAATCAATACTCCTGCAGTAATTGATAGGAATGAATTAGTAGGACAGGTGTACTTACAACCAACTAAGACAGCTGAATTTATAATTCTTAACTTCAATGTTCAACCAACTGGAGCTTCATTCCCTGAAGCCGGAGCATCAGCAGGAGGATATTAATAAAAAATAATAAAAGGCAAATATTTCTGATATTTATAGATAAACACAACAACAATGGCAGTATTAGATTCAAACGAAATTTTTTTCACAGCATTTGAACCCAAACAACAAAATCGGTTCATACTATATATGGATGGAATGCCTACTTACATGGTAAGAGGATTATCATCAATAGGTCTTACCCAAAATAAGATTACCTTAAATTATATTAACGTTCTGCGTAATATAAAAGGTAAAACTACTTGGGATGATGTAACCTTAACACTTTATGATCCAATTACACCTTCTGGTGCTCAAGCAGTCATGGAGTGGGTACGTTTAGGACACGAATCTGTAACAGGTAGAGACGGGTATTCCGATTTCTACAAAAAGGATTTAACACTGAATGTACTGGGTCCTGTAGGTGATGTTGTTTCTGAGTGGGTGCTTAAAGGCGCTCTTATTACTGCAGCTCAATTCGGAGATTATAACTACGAAAATGTTGATGCCGTTCAAGAAATTTCACTTACACTTGCGATTGACTACGCAGTATTGAACTTCTAATATAAGCCAAAATATTATATAAAAAGAAGGAGTGCAGAAATGCGCTCCTTCATTTTTTTTATATATTTATATCAAACAAAATGTTATTAAAATGAGTGACGAAAAATTTAAGTTCCCAACAGAGGTAGTAGAACTACCCTCAAAAGGTTTAATCTATCCCGAAGATAATCCCTTATCTAGCGGTACTATCGAAATGAAGTACATGACCGCTAAAGAAGAAGACATTCTTACCAACCAAAATTACATTAAAGATGGCACGGTCTTAGATCGTTTGATGAAGTCATTGATTGTATCAAAAATCAATTATGATGACCTTATAGTAGGCGATAAAAACGCAGTAATGGTGGCATCACGTATTTTAGGTTATGGTAAAGACTATACATTTATTCATAAAGAAGAAGAAGTTACAGTAGATCTGTCAACTTTAGAACCTAGATATTTAGACGAGTCTAAATTAGAAAAAGGTATAAATAAATTTTCTTTTACATTACCTACTACTAAAGCTACTATTGAGTTTAAATTACTTAATAATAAAGACGATAAAGCAATTAAGCAAGAAATTAAAGGGCTTAAAAGACTTGATAAAACTGGATCATTTGAATTATCTACTAGATTAAAGCATATGATTACCTCAATAGACGGAAATGAAGAAAAATCCGCTGTTAGGGAGTTTGTAGATAATTACATGCTTGCCAGAGACTCTAGAGCATTAAGGGAATATATTAAAAGTTTCCAACCAGACATTGATTTAACATTTACATTTGAGAGTAGTAACGGCACCTTGGAAGAAGCATCTCTTCCAGTGACCGTTAACTTTTTTTGGCCTGACGCCTAAGTATCGAAAAGCCTTATTTACTCAAATTCACGAAATCGTTTACTACGGTAATGGGGGTTATGATTACTTTACGATATATGATATGCCTATTTGGTTACGTAAATTTACGTATCAACAGATAGCAGAAGCTAGAAAACAACAGTCAGATGCTTATAAAAAATCTTCAAAAGGATCTAAATCTGGTAAAACTAATGTAGATTTAGCTAACCCCGATAGATCCAATTTACCGGATTATGCTAAATCGTCTAAATCTTCTACTTTTAATACAAAGACATCTAAAAAATAATACCCTTGCATATTTATTGCCAAAACAATTAATATGTCTTTAGATCCTAAAAAAGCAAAAGAGTATAGAGAGGAAACTGAAAAGGCAGGCCGTGCTCAGGAGGATAATTTAAAAAGACTTTTAAGTCTAGCAGATGCCCAAAGAGATGTTTTATTCTTTTCTAGGGATTATACTAGTGAAGTTAAAAAAGCATCTAAAGCACTAAATATAAACTCTATTACAGCTTCAGAAACTGCTAAAGCGTTTGAAGATGTAGCAAGTGCAGCAAAAGGGATAACAGACAGTTATTCCGACGTTATTTCAGGAGAAAAAACTCTTGAGAGTATTCAAAAAAGTAAACTTAAACTTGCGGATGCTACAAATAGTTTACAAACTGAATATGAACAATTTCTTCAAGCTACCTTAGGAAGTGAAGAAGCTATTAATGATACCTTAGCAGGTAGAATAAAATTAGAAGATGCACTAGTAGATTCAGCCGAAAAAGGACTCATCTCAGAAGATGATTTACAAGCTGCTTTAGATTTAGGAAACATATTTGCAGGAATTAATGCTGAATTAGACGCTGAAGCTGAGAATATGGCCGAAATCGAACGTCGAGCCGGGAATATAGAAAGTGCTTTAAATTTAGGAGAGTCTGGTATAGGACTTGGAGATGTAGCAGATAATCTTGGATCAGTTTTAAATAACCTTGGGCTGGGAGGCCTAGAAGAAAAACTAGGTATTAAGGATGCTGTAGCAGATTCAAGATCATTTGCCTCAAAACTAACAGAATCAGGAGACATCACCTCAGGTTTAGGTGATAAATTTAAAGTTGCAAAAAACCTTGCTGGGAATTTAGGTAAAAATTTAACTAAAGCTTTAGGTCCTGCCGCCCTATTAGCATTTGCAGTCGAAAGTTTAGTTTCAGCATTTACTCAACTAGATAAATCATCTGGAGAGTTAGCAAAAGAATTTGGAGTATCCGCAGCCGAAGGACAAAAATTAGTAGAACGAGCTAATGACGCAGCGGGGCTATCAGGTGACTTATTAGTAAGTACTAAAGATGTTGTAGCAGCTCAACAGTCGTTAAATAAAGAATTTGGTACAGCAGTCCAATTCTCAGGTAAATTTGCAGCCGAATTTGCTTCAATTTCAGAAAGAACAGGATTATCTGCTGAAGCAATGGGTATGTTTGCTTCTAATGCTATGATTACTGGAACTACCATTAAGGATCAATTAGCAGATGTAACAGAAGTTACTATGGAGTTAAATAACCAAAATGGTATTGCTTTAAGTGTAAAAGAAATTCAAGAAGGATTAGGCAAAGCATCAGCTTCTCAACTATTATCTGCGGGTAGAAATACTAAAGAATTAGCTAATCAAGTTTATCAAGCTAAATTATTAGGTGTTGAACAAAGTAAAGTAGAAAGCATTGCTGATAGTTTACTAGATTTTGAAGGCTCAATAGCTAAAGAATTAGAAGCTGAATTGTTATTAGGTAAAGATCTTAATCTTGAAAAGGCTAGACAAGCGGCTTTAGATAATGATTTAGCCACAGTTGCTAAAGAAATTACAAAACAAGTAGGATCTGCTGCTGAGTTTGGTGATATGAATCGCATAGAACAAGAAGCAATTGCAGCTGCCGTTGGCATGACTAAAGATGAGTTAGCAAATGCCTTAGTTGAGCAAGAAAAACTAGCATCTGTACAAGAAGCATTTGGTACTAACATTAAATCTATGTCAGAGGCCCAAGCAGAATATAACAGATTAAAAGAAAAAGGTTTATTAACAGAAGAAAAGCAACAAGAACTTGCTGAAAAAGGTCTTTTAAACCAATTAGAATCTGCCTCAGTTGCTGAAAAATTTACAGCGGTACAAGATAAAATTCAAGATCTATTTATGCAAATTGCTAGTGCTTTAATGCCCATAGTAAATGTGCTTATAGATATTTTAGAACCAGCATTAAATGCTATATTTCAAATACTAAATCCCATTTTAGATATTTTTATGAATATATTAATGTTAGCTTTAACTCCCATAATGGCTTCTCTTAAATGGACCGCAAATATCCTTACAGCAATAATAGAACCTATTATGAATGCTTTAAATCCTCCTATAGAAAAGTTAATGAATGCTTTTGATAATGTAAAAGCACAACTAGGAGAAATATTTGGTGAGGCTAGTGAAGGAATAGATATATTTGGGGCAATAGGTTCAGTAATAGAATTTTTGATAATTCCTTCAATATCTATTCTTACTGCTGGGGTAGAGTCGGTTATGGGTAGTTTAGGTGGTCTTTTAGATATGTTTAGTGGTGTTGCTGACATAGCTAGTGGCATTGGTGATATCTTTTCAGGCAATTTTGAATCAGCATTTGAAAAAATAGGTGGAGGGTTTAAAAAAATAGGTGCAGGTCTTATAAGAATAATATTATCCCCAATTCAAGCAGGTATAGATCTTATTTTAGGAGCAATTAATGGTATAGCTGGTTTCTTAGGATTTGACACAGGATTAGAGCTTGACATAAAAGGTATGGTTGAGGATGCTTTAGGCTTAGAAGAAGGAACAGACGTTGACGCTTTAGGTACAGAATTTGGAACAGGAGAATCTGAAAGTGCTCCCCCAGAAATTGGACTTGCTACAGGTGGTATCGTAACAAGCCCAACTACAGCATTAATTGGTGAAGGTGGAGAACCTGAAGCTGTAGTACCTTTAAGTAGAGCATCATCATTAGGATTTGGTGGAGGAAATGAAAAAACAGTTCAATTATTAGAACGTTTAGTAGCGGCAGTTGAAAGAGGAGGAGTAGTAGAATTAGATGGTAACAAAGTTGGAACAGCTTTAGGATTAGTTTCTTATAAGACCCAATAATTTACAATATTTATAATAGAATTCATTAATAAATTTAAAAATTAAAACATCATGGCAGGACCAGGACTCTTAGACAAACTACTTAGTGGTGAATCTACCATTAGTACTAACGGAACAACACCCCCTATTAACACTGTAGCCGGAGAAAACGGTGTAGAATCTTTATTAGATTCTTCTACATTAGATTTAGACGGGCAAAGACCAACTACTTACGCTGAAACAGCACCAGAAGGACAAGCAGGAAGAATTTAATGCCTTTAATAGAAATGACTTCCGATCTAACCTCCCTAAAATTTGGGAGGGATAGAAGGGGTGGAGGTGATAGTGGCCAGCCCTACTTCACCAAAGACATCCCTGGAAGGCTACAGTCTATTAATTTTGCTAATAGCTTTTTAGGAAACGATTTTCTAGTTAGAGGTGGGGTTGCTTCTGGAGTATCTATTTTACAAGATGAACTCCGGTTAACTAAATTTCTTAGTAGTTTTAAATCCCCTAATGGGTTACTTTTTACTGCTAAACAACAGTTATTATCTCAACAAGAACCCTTAACAGGAGCAGGTCCTGGTAGATTTTATTTACCTACAAGCACTTTAGCTCAAGCGGCTGTTAATCCTATAGGGGTTCATTTTACTAAACAAGGTAAAAAACTTAAACTTGATGATGACGAAAAATATTTTAAGTTAACCAAGGAAGTTTATAATACTAATACTTTCGGAAAGGGCAACAAAAATAAACTACTCCTTTTATACGAAACAAATATTATTTCCCCTACAGCGGGAACTGACATTCCCCCAGCAGGTGAAATAGATCAAGCTCTTCAAATTGCTTCATTAACTAATGATTTTTCTGCTTTTGATTCTGCTTTAAAAGATTTAAAAACAGGAACGGATGAAATAACGGCATTTGGTACTAATCTAAGTACATTTGGTATATCTCAAAATCCTACTTTATTACAAAATTATAGAGGAGGACCTAATTCAATAATAGGTAATAAAACTATTATTAGAAGAGTATTTAATACCCAAGAAGGATTAATTGCTAATAAAAATGTAACAGTTGATAGAAATAAATTTTTACTATATACTCCTAATTTAATTATTAAAAGAAGTTCAACAACTGGAGTTTTTAGATTAGTAGGAAACACTCGCAATACCGGATTTGGGGGAACTGGGGTTACTAACTTTACAAGAGAATTTTCAACCCCTTCAGGAAGAACTGAAACTAATGTTAGTGAAGAAAGAAAGAATCAATTAATAGGAAAACCTACTAATTATAACGACTTTAATAGAGTTAAAACGTACGGTGAACCTGATGTGGGTAATGAAGCCAACACTAGAGATAGATCAGTATACTATGATACAGATTTAAAAAATAATATCCTAACAGGTACCGAAAGAGATAAAATCTACCGTCCTGATGAAATTAATGCCAAACCCTTATATATTACAGGAGAAGAAAGTGCAAAGGCAGGAGAAGGATATGATGACATAGTTAAATTTAATATAGGAGTAATTGATTTAGACGGTAATTCTGAAAATCGTGATACTACTTGGATTCATTTTAGAGCTTACATTAACGGTTTTAGTGATGCTTACCAATCTACTTGGAATCCTGTAAAATATATGGGAAGGGGAAATAGCTTTTACAAATATGATGGTTATACTAGAGCTATTAATATGGATTTTAGAGTTGTAGTTCACTCTAAGTATGAACAATCTATTATATATGATAAACTAAACTATCTAGCCTCAGTTACAGCACCTAATTACGCAGCTGGAGGATTTATGAGAGGAAATCTTATAAAGGTAACTGTAGGAGATTATTTAAATAACACTGTAGGTATTCTTAATGGGTTAAGCTATTCTATACCCCCAGAGTCTCCTTGGGACATAGGTAGAAATTCTGAGGGAAAACAAGATGATAATTCTTTACAAATGCCCTTTATAGTAGATGTAGGAGGATTTAGCTTTACTCCTATCCATAACTTTATTGACAAAACAGTTTCAAATGATTATATTTCGAAAGGAAAAGCTAAACCTGATCAAAGATATATAAGTTTAGGAGCAGATGGTAAAGGTTATGCTATTGGTCAAAAAATAAGGAATATAGAAAACGAAGTTAAAGTTGAAAATTTATTAAGCACACTCGATAATTTTGGGATTTAAACAATAAAGTTAATGTCAAGATACTCAAACATACCAAAAATACAAGATCCCCAAGAAAATAATGGGGCTAGGTTTTACTCTACTACGATTTATCCTAAAATCCCACTATCGGAAAACGATATTTATGTTTTAACTGGAAAAGGAGATAGATTAGACTTGTTAGCCAATCAATTTTATGGGGACCCTAATTTATGGTGGGTAATATCCTCAGCAAATGGGGAAATTCCTAAAGATTCTTTAAATATTCCTCTTGGCACCCAACTTAGAATCCCTTCTAATCCGGGTCAAGCTATAAATCTTTTAAGTCAGTTAAATTCATAATGGGTATTATAGGAGAAAAAATAGAAATTGATCTTTCTAATCAAATTAAGATTAGACAAGAAAAATTAGGAGCCCCAATCCCTTCTACGGAGGATATTATTTACACTAATAGTAAAACTTCTTGGTTAAGAGTAGCATCTAGTGTAGATGTAAATAATCCTGAATTAGCGGGAATAGGAGATTTAGGTATATCAAAAGGTGACCAATTAGCTAAAAATTTAGTTTTATTTGGCCCCGCTATAAACTCAGATGGGGATGTTCCCAATTCAATATTTCCTAATGGGTTGGGAACAACTAATGCTGCTAAATCCTTATTAGGTGTTGGGGGAAACACTTCTAAGTGGGGTCTTACCCCTCCCCCAGGAGTAGAATCAGTAAATATAAAAGCCTTAAATAGAGGAGCTATCCGTAAGGGTCAAATTAAAATCAAAGCCCACAACCCAGACCAATTTAGGTTATTAGAGGTTTTATATTTACGTTTAGGATTTACTATATTAGTTGAGTGGGGTCATACTATATATTATGATAATGACGGTATCCTCCAACAATATAACGACTTTGCTACAACCCCATTTAGTAAATTTATGGGTGGTTCTTCTAACTTTAATGCTATTAATGAATCACTTGTAAAAGAAAGAAAGAAAAAAGATTATAATTATGATGGATTTTTGGGTTATATAAGCAATTTTAATTGGTCTTTTAACCCCGATGGTTCTTATGACATAACTTTGGATGTTATTTCAAGAGGAGGCTTAATAGACTCTTTAACTACTAACAAAGCAGGAGCTAGTAAAGAAATCCCCACAGGAGTTGGGGGAAGTGGAACTATCCTTAGTGAATTTTCAAAATTATTCTATAAAAGATTTAAAATAGCCACATCAAACCCCACCGCAAAATTACCTTCGGGATCCCCTGCTTCTGACGCTGTTTATGATGATGATGCTAAAACCCAACAAGGTAAAACCGTAGTTTCTTTTCAATCATCTGGAGACAACGAATCAGAAGAATTATTTAATTTTTCCCCATTAAAAGAACAAGGAGAAATTGAAAGATTTCAAATGCTCTTTAACTCTCATAAAATAAGTACTTCAATGGGAGAAGAAAATGATTTTTATTATATAAGTATGGGTTTGCTTTTAAAAATTATTAGTAAAAAATGTTTAGTGTATGAAGAAGATCAAGAAACTCCAATAGTTAGTATTAACAGTGAGTACGGAAAACATTGGATGTTATCCCACCCTTTTCAACAATCTACTGACCCCCGAATTTGTAAATTAACTAATTCTACCCCTTCAGTATTTACAGCAGATACTAATTTTACAGGTCCTCTTTTTCCTGGGGAAGAATTACCATCTTATGGTTATAATGCTAATAAAACTCCTTTAGCAAGTAGTGATCTTTTTAAAAGAGCTAATACAACTACTTCATCCCAAATTAACCCCTATGCTGGAGACATAATGGGAATTATGGTAAATATGGTTTTTATAGTTAAAAAATTAAAGGAATTAATAGATAAAGAAACCGGTACTGTAAATTTAAAAGAATTTTTAACTTCTATCTTAAATGAAATTTCTAATGTAACAGGATCTATAAATTCCTTTAATGTTTCATACTCTGAAGAAAAAAATGAAGTCGTAATATATGATGATAATACTATTCCCCAAAAAGGAGGAAGTGGTGGAAAAAGAACCCCTCTTCATGTTTACGATTTAGCTTCTAAAAATTCTTCAAAATCAACCTCAAAAGGTTTAGGAAGTTTTGTTACTAATTTAAATTTTAGCAGTAAAATTTTCCCTAAAATGCAAAATGCTGTAGCTATCGCCGCTCAAAACCCAAGTGATGAGTCTGTAGGTGAAAAAGTTAGTTCTTTTCAAAGATTAAATAGAGGAATTAACGATAGAACTGCTAAAGGAGCAAGGGGTTACTATGAGTACGATCCCGGAAATGAGGTCCAAACCCCCATGCAAAAATATAATAAGGAAATTTATGATTTAACTGAATATTTCCTTAATGTATATAACCAACGAGTTTTTACTATAAAACAAGATGTAATTGAAAACATGGGGGCTCTTTTAAAAACGGTATTAGAATATGATTTAGCTTTTAGATCAAATTTAGGACAAATTTCATCCCCTTACTTCATCCCAGTAGAATTGTCTTTAGACTTAGATGGAATTTCTGGGTTTAAACTTTATGAACAATTTGATATTACTCCTGAATACATTTTACCAACTTCTTATCCTAATAATCTTAATTTTATAATACAAGGAGTATCCCATACACTAAATAATGGTAATTGGACTACTCAATTACAAGCTTTATCATGGTCCGCTGAAGAATCAGGATTTATTTTTGATGGAGAAGTATTTGCGGGAGGCTCATCTGAAAAACCAACAGGAGAATCATCTAACAACTCAGCTTCGGAATTTAAGGGCTTTGCGGATACTACTTTAGAACCTATATTGGTAACTGAATCAACTTCTATAGCTACTAATTTTAATGTAGCTAAAGGTACCCAATTAACCCCCGACCAGGCTATACAGTTTATCCATCCTAAAGCTAGACCTTCACTTAAAGTATTTTTAGAAAATCTTCTTAAAGATAGTAGACTAAAGGGATCTAAAATAGCACTTACTTCAAGTTTAAGAACATTTGCTCAACAACAACGACTCCATAACAAAAATTCTAAAAATGCTAAAGCAGGGAGATCAAAACATAATTATGGATGTGCTTTTGATATAAATATTTTCGATCAAAAAACAGGGGTTGTAGTAGCTGGTAAAACTAAAGTAGGAGATAAAGAAAATATAAAATCAACTTGGACCCAATTAGGTATCCCCGAAATAGCAACCATATCAGGTGTTGACACATGGGGAGGTAATTTTACTAACTACTTCGACCCAGTTCACTTTGGTACGAATGTTAATGTTGATGCTTCTCTTGAAAAAGCTAAGGAATACGCCGCTGCCCAAGGAATAAATTATAAAGATATAGGACTAGAAATATTTGACATAGATATAGTAACAACATAATGTATTATCCTAAATCTCAAATACAAACTAATTTATATAGTAATGGGGATCTTATAGTATTATCTACTAAAGAAATTTACACGGGATATTACTGGACAACATCTGGGGGTAGATCATACTCAGGCAAAACTCCTAGTAGTTTAAAAACTCCCTTAGAATTAGGGAAAACTGTAAACGATGGGTTATTTGCACCTTTAGCAGAGCCAGGTGCTCAACCCTCTACTTCATACATAGCAGCTTCAACAGACACTTTAAAATATACTGAACTTATAGGAGATAATTTCACCAGAAATTCAAGAGTCCCAACTTACAGTCCTCCTAAACCAATTAATAAAGATTATCAAACAGGAGCTTTTACGAGGTTTTTATGTAAAAAAATAAATGAATCTTTATTTATAGAAATCAGTAGCGATGAATATATAAAATTAATAAACAAAGATAAAAATTTATTATTTAAATTATATAAACCTTTTAAATTAAATTGGGTTATTACTGGAGATACTTTTTCGGTTACTAATGAAAATCGAATTGAAGTTGAGTATTTAGAAAATACTGAAGGATTTATAGGATTAGGAAATTATTTAAAATTTAATTACTCTCAACTTTATGGGTTATTTACTAACGGTGGAGAATATTTACTACCTAATGGAAAGAATTATGTAGGATTATATCACATCCACCCTGATAAAGGACCTATGGTAGGACGCACTCATGTTTCTACCCCACATAGTCCTCTTACTCCTATAGGTCAAACTCCCTCAAATCCTTCCCAACCTGCTCCATCATCTCCAAATATTTATAACGGATCCACAAATAATGGCTCAGGTTACTAAAAGAATATGGCACAAAGATTTGCAATAGATGGGAATTTTACCCAAAGTTTCGTAGGCGGTGTAAGCCTTAATGCCGTAGCATGCCCTAGTAATAACCCTGATGAGTATGCCTCTTTATTTTATGATTTAGATACTGGTACTGTCTGTTACATAACAGCATCTACTGACTTTTGTTATGAGTTTTTCTTTAATAATGAAGCTACAGAACTTATAGGTAAAGGTGGCGCCGCCGTTTTCCAAGCTTTACCACCTATTCAAAGTTTCCAATTTGTAGGTGATGGTGAATTTGTTGAATTCGGTAATCCCCCAAATTTAAGTGCTCCTAAAGAAAGTTTAACAGATACTAAATTTCTTATGTTTGATAGCTCTTCAGTTAACGCTGGTGATTTATTAAATTACCTGATCCAAAGACCGGAATCAGGGTCTATAAAATTAAGTACCACAACTGAAGCAGTTCAAATAAATTATACTGCACAATCAATAACTGGAAGTACTGGGAATAATAAAGTTATTTTAGGTAATACCAATAATAACCCTGATTTTGCGTCATCTTCTTTTACTGTATTCACTCAAACTAGCGATATTCCTTTTATTAATGGAGAAAGAGTTTGTGTTGAAATACTTGGTTCTGGTGGAGGTGGATCATCTACTACATACCAAACTGGATCTTCTGAAATCCTAACTCAATTAACTAATTTAAAAATCATTGATTTTGACTCAAATGTATCAGTTATTTCAGACCCAATAACGGGTGAACTTACATTACAATTTGGCACCCCCGCAACACCTATATTAAGTTTACTATCTATTCCAACCTCAACTTCTGACGGTACAGGTAATACTACATTTAATACAAATAGATTTAGTGGTCCTGATCTTGACGGTACCCCACATGATAGCACTTTTGTAATTGACCAAAACTATAGGATGGAATTTACATATACTACAGCTTCTTCTAATACTTTCAAATCAGCTTCAATATTAGCAGATGTAAATGGTGTTGAAACTGAAATTTTATCCACAACTAGTTACGGAGAAGGATCAGCCCAAATATTTAATATAAGCAATGCAAGTTCTACCCATCTAAATTACTTCCACTCGGGATCTCATAGTTTTAAAGGAAAGGTTACCGTTGTGTTAGAAGATGGCAGTTTATTTACCACATCTTCAGCGGCTACTGCAGCAACCATTAATAAGGGCAACCCCTCTCTCCCTGGTTATAGTATAAGCTATAACTTATTAGGAGGAAGTGCCTATATAAGCAATAATGGAAGTAATACTACTGATATTATTATAGAATTAGGAGCTACAGGATCCGCAAACTATGATGGAACATATGGAGCTATTGATAATGGATGGACTAGAACTTCAATCTCCCCCTCAAGTGCTATTTTAGGTATTACAACTACAAGCACAACAGACTTTAATAATGCTGTAGCAAATTATAATTCAAATAATAAAGGAACTGACACAGGTACAGGAGCAACTACAGTAGTAATGACATCTGATAAAAACGTGAGTAGGATAGCTAGTTTAAGATATGGAGCATTAGCTGCAGGTACCTTTTCAAACAATATATCTCCTACTGAAGCTGAGTTATTAGATATATTAAATTGGACTAATAGTGGAGGTACTGTTGATTTTCAAAATACTAATCCAAATAATGATAATTTCACAGTATCTTGGACTGGAGATAAATTTATCTATATTATTATGGATGATGCATTTACCTTAGACGAGATTAACATAGGCGTTTTAAATCAAATCGGATCATTTACTACTGGTACTACTACAAATTACAGATTTTATGTAACTACAGATATCCAAGCTCAGGCTGCAAGTCCCTTTAATATAACATTATCTACATAACACATGGCATTTCCATTCACAGCGGGCCTAGTAATAGGTAATATCGATCCAGTAGATCAGAGGTTTGTAGTTACCTCATCTTCGGATTTATTTGCTTTTAGTGCAAATAATGTATTTGATGGTTTAACAGCTTATGTTAGTGAATCCCAAGAGTATTTTATACTTACAAGTAAATCCCTTTATACTCAAGGAGATGCTGGTAGTTTAGCAGCCTGGACTAGAATAGACATAAACATTAGTGGCTCCGGATTAGGTTTACAAGGAACATTAGAAGGAGGCAACTCAGCAAGTTTAGGATTAACTGCTAGTTTTGCTCACGTAGATGAAGTATCATTTATAGGATCTTCAGTAATTCCTATCAAACTTAAAAAGCACGCTACTGATGATTCTATCATGGTTTCAGGTTCAGGGTTTGTTTTTGAGCCAATATCAGGTGCAAACCCTACCGCTCGTGTGGGGGGTCTTATGTATTCATCATCTAATTTTTATGCAGGAATTTAATAATTACAATATTTATATAAAAACATCGTTATGTCAGATCAAAAATCACTAAGAAAGCAAGCACAAGCTCCTAAAGTATTACTTAATGGAGAAGAATGTGAAGTTTTAATTCCTCTTTTAGCTGAAGGAACTTG